AAACGAGCAATAATAATTTACCCGATGGTAGGGATATAGCTCAAAAGCATGGGTATCCGGTTATGGATCCAATGGAGATAAGGGCAGTTGGTGTATATCCGAGTTCATTAGGTGACGATATAAACAATCCACCTTTACCTAACCTTGATCCAAATTCTTTGGTCGATGATTCTAAAAAGGCTATACCAGCTTTATCAGAAAGAATAAAAAGACGTGTTAAATCGTCTTATTATGATGATTTAAGGGCTAAAACTCCTGAGGATAGTATTATTAGTAATGGTATCCCATCTGGTAGGTTTGATGTGTCCGGTCCTCGTATAGGTCTTGATGAATCAAGATTTAGATTAAGTGATGGAACTTGGATACCTAAATACGAGTCATTTCAGGCTGGCGTTGATAATGATTCCAGATTAGCTAGAAATCAAGGTACAGGAGAGAAGATATTTAGGGGATTGGGTAAATTTGTTTATAAGACGGCTTTGTATGGTATAGGAGGTATTATTCAGCCTTTTTATGGTATTTACGAGGGAGTCACTAAAGGTAAATTTGAATCCGTTTTCAATAACGATTTTACTCGTTGGTTAGATGATATGGATAAGCGAGGAGATTATAGGCTCGCTCATTATTATGATAAAGAAGAGAGAGATATGGGATTTCTTCGTAGTCTTGGAACTGCTAATTTCTGGACTAACGATTTCCTTTCGGGTCTGGCTTTTACCGCTGGTGCCATGTTATCATCCGCCGTATATTCCGGGGCCGGCCTGATGAGCCTTGCTCGTACCGGAGCTAGGGCTGGGGTGGCTTTAGCTAGGATAGGCAAGGCCGCTTCGGACACCAAGAAAGCATTCGGCGCTTACCTTAGGGCCGCCCGTATAGGGCAGAGGGTAGGCAAGGGGCTGGATACCGCCCTATTTCTTGGTACGTCTACCTCATGGGAAGCTTCAGTGGAAGCCAGAAGTATGTTGATGGAGGCCGAGGAGAACTTCAGGCAATCTTATCGTAACGCTTATGGGAGGGAAGTCCCGTATGAGGAGCTTATGAGGTTCAGGGCTGACAATGCCAATGCCGCTAACGCCGTATTCGCCGCCAACGTCGGCATATTGTCATTATCCAATATAGCTATGTTCGGCGATATGTTCGGCATGGATCTTGGCGTGGATAAGTTCATAAAACGCAATATATTTGGCGTAGGAGCCGAGAGAATGGACAACGGTGCACTAAGGGCTATAACACCAAAGAAATGGCAGAAAATAGCTGGTAATACGTTTAATATCATCAAGCGACCGGTATCTGAGGGTTTGTTCGAGGAGGGTCTTCAAGGTGTGTCCAGCAAGTCCGCGGAGGATTGGGTGGAATCAAGATATAATCCTATGGCCATCCGTCAGAATATAGGTTATATGGAAGCTATAAAGAACGGATTCAAGGAAACATACGGGTCTAGTCAAGGCTGGAAGGAGATCGGCATCGGTATGATTATCGGATCGGTTATGGGTGGAAAGACCTTTGGAGGTATAAAGGAATGGAGCCAAGACATGTCCCGGAACAAGGAGATGGTGGATGCCTACAACGCCAATGCCGGCGCCTTGACTACCGCCGCTATCCGTGCTATTCGTGGCAGTATGGCTCTGAACGCTCAATTATCAGGCTTGAAAACGGATAATAACGCTGACGATATACCTAATTCTAGAATCATAGATAAGACTTTTAGTGACGCCGTATTCAATCGTCTTCGTTATGATTCGGAGATGGGGATGCTGGATGATACGAAGGAGAATTTCAGGACGGTAGTCGAATCTATACCTAATAGCGATATAGCGTCCGATATGAATATGACGGATGAGCAGGTCAATGAGTATAAAGCCGATCTTGTTAACGAGTTTAATAAGAAGGTGGATAATTTCATTATGGCCAACAGATTCGCCGACTCCCTTACCGATGGTATATCCAATAGGTCGTTTAACGCCTATATCTCCAATATGGCTTATAATGGCCTTGAGGCGAAGGATAATTTGAACGATATTGCCAATCAGTTAAGAAGGATATACAATACGGATATAGGCCCCGCTCTTGATATATATTCTCGTCTTAATCCTGATTCGAGCAGGGATCTTGAAGAACTCAGGAAGCTTACGGATGATATACAGAGGATGGAGAAGAATATCTTGAGGCTTCAACAAAGTGTCGCGTCGAAGGACGCTCTTGAATCTGATAAGACTAAGTTGGTCAAGGAGAATGATAGGCTTCTTAAATTAACAGAGGATAGGATCGCATTGGAGAGGAAATTAACTACGTTAATTAACTCAGAGGCTGATATATCTAAGTTGTTCTTAAATAGAAATGATTCAAGGATCAGTGCCGCTGATCTTATGGCGGCTTATGATACTATAGCTGATTTTGAGAACGTCGTATCTATCCGTGGGGTTGATAATTATAAGGAGGCTATGGCATTGCTTAGTGAGTATCGTCATAATCTTGTGGCTTATAAGAATATAAACGAGTCTCTTCGTCGTATGCGTGACAGAAGATTCATCCGGGCGCAGGAGCGCGGGTTCATGAAGATATTATCGAACGTATGGGGTAAGACTTATGAGGAGGATGATAGCAAGTATGATTTCAGGAATACTGATAATCCTGATGCCAATGATCTTTACGCCAACGACCAAGCTATAGACAAGGCTTACCAAGATGGTCTTATAGGGGAGGATGAGGCATTTATGTTCAAGACATATAATCATATGATAGCCAGATCTATGGAGAACGAGATTAAGACCGATGAAGGTAATATAGTCGAGAGGGTTCCTGATGATGAGGATATCATAAATCCTTCTGACGATAGAATCAATAATATAGCTATAAAGATATGGAACGGTAATGAGGATGTCTTATCTCCTAGGGAGAGACAGATATATGATAATAACAAGCCTCGTGTCGATAGTCTAGTTAACGGGTTTGGGGATAATCCTATTTCAAGGATCAATAAGGCTAGATCGATAATAGATAGATTGAAGATCCATGATAATATTTATGATAATATCAAGGACGCTGTTGATGATATTATAGATATGAATATCAATGGTCTTGATCAGGATCAGATCAAAGAAGCTATAAAGACTTATAATGATCTTATGAATGAGGCTGACAATGGCAATGAGATTGATCAGGATAAGCTTAATGAGGCTATTGATATTATCAATAATTATTCCGATGGGCCTCTTCTTCAATTCGTGGAATGGATGAGGTTGTATGATAACGGAAGTATAGCTGTCAAGGATTACGATAAATCCATACCTATGGGTGATGTCCTCACAGAGAGCGAACCCGGGACATCCACCGGCAGGACGGAAGTTAACGCCGCCCAGAATCCGGTGGTGTTGATGGCTCAGAAGAGAGAGATCGGTGGGGTTATGTATTATGAAGTTGGCGGAATGAGACTTGACAGGTTTATGGACAGTCTTGGGCTTAAAAGATCTGATGCCACTGATATTGATAATGGAAGGGTGATGGATTTCACCAACGGAACCGACATATTTACTGTTATAGAGTCGAATAACCACTCAAGATGGATGATTAGCGAGGATGACGCTCAGGCTTTCGAGAACGCTACCGGTGTCATATTGGGGCGGCAAACCGCCTTGTCGACCTCCATCTGGTTTATGGTGTATCGCAAGGGGCAGGATGGATCTATTGTCCCTTATTATACGGGTGATACGTTTGGATCTAACAACGAGTCGGTGAATCAGGAAGCAACGGCTAGCCTCCGCAAGGGTGATATGGTAAGGTTTAAGATGGATATGTTAGATCCATATACCAAGGAATTGTATGATAAATACAATAGCCTTAACGCCGTTGACCCTAATTCTGATGAGACTAAGTCGGCTTACCGAGAATTGGTTGATAATATGGTTATTAAGATCGTGGATGGTGATGGTAATTTTGTCTCGGTGCTAAAAGCCAATGATCCAGACTCAAAAGGGAGTAACGCTGATTTAAGGAGTATGGCCTTTGAGTTGTATAGGGATAATGTAGGATCCGTCGCGGGTGAGATTGATATACCGTTCGTAGGCACAGTCACCAGTGTTTTGCCGGGAAGACCTAATTTTAGCATAAGTGATGATAATGGGACGTTGATGGTATCCGAGAATGACTTTACCAACGAGACGGCTGGTAAGGTCGAGAGCGTAGGATATATAGAGAATGGGGAGGTTACGATGAGGGATGATATTAAGTATAATATATTCCCGTTCTGTACGGCTATCGTCAGGGACAAGTATGGTGATTATAAAAATTCACGTATTCCGGTCGTAGCTATAAAGACAGGAAATGGAAGAAATTACCTGTACCCCGTAAGATTGAAAAATCAGGATATATCGTCATTTTCATCCATGATCGAATCGATGGCTGATAGGATTACGGAGGGTCTAGGCGGAGGCGTAAGTATTGATGATATAATGGATCTTAATAACGCTATAGCCAGATCCGGGTTGGATAATAAGACATATATGATTCCGCTGGCGGGAGATGTGGATGTTATCAAAGGCCGGCTTGAAGCTGTCAAGGAAGCGGTTAGCAGGATGCCTATGACCGCTGATGTAAGAGGATGGATAGGTGATTCCAGAACTAAGGAGGATATTTTGATGAATGACGTTACGATCAACATTGATCTTAATAACGATCCTTTCATAGCTCCTAAGTTCAGGATGAGTATTAGGAGGGACGAGACGTTCTTCGAGGATACGGAGACCCCGTTCGTCAACCCGTCCAGCTCCCAATCGGGTTCCGCTTCGCCTACGAAGGCGGCCGAGGACAAGTCTTTGGTTTCCGACGGCAACGTAGTATCTGGAGAAAATGAGGCGGAAAATCCTTGCTAAATTAAACATCTTGACTTATCTTCGCAGCGTCAGTCCATCACCTGACGAGTAAGATATTTAAAAGTTGGTCCCTGTCGGGTGTGTGATGGCCCCGGTGGGGACTCTTTATATTATGCAATTAGATGCCTTTTTACATCGGAAGATCATGCAAGACCTACGCATCCAGCGAGTAAAGGTCTTGATGATGCTATACACCAGTAACTATTTTGTCAAGGTCAGACAAAAGCAGTTGCTTGATCATACATACTCATTAAGCAGGGATCAGGCTTTTGATTATATGACTGAGTTCAATAAAAGACTTAGTGATAAGGTTGGTATAAAATGTACGATGGATATCCTTTTACCTACCGATGATGATAATGCTAACATCATAATCGAGCACAATGGTATTATCAAGAAGTTGATGAAGGAAGCCGAGAAGCTGGAACTTGATACTGATGCTATCAAAGCCATGATGCGTGATCTTCTTGATGAGTTGAAGGATGATATTGATCTTAATATCCTGATATTTGACGTAACCCAGTTACTTATAAAATATAATCTATTTAGGTTGGATGCTATAACCGAGCAGGAGTTCAAGAACTCTTTTGTCAGGATGGATAGTAGGAATATGGAGATAAAGAAACTAACTTTATCTGATATCAAGAAGGTGGTGGAGATGATAGAGGATAGGTATAGCTACGCTTTATATATGACAGAGGAATATGGCTGATTACATTTTTTGTAAAAATATCTCCTGTTTGTTTGTAGTTTCAAAATAAGGTCTTATATTTGCGGTGTCCATCCGTTATTGGGCCATAAGAAGATATTAACTCGCCTAGGCGTAGGCGATAGATGAGGGCTATTGGTGGAATAACGGACGCCAACGGCCCTTGTTGTTTTGTATTATGTGTAATATTGTTTTGAGTGATGACTTATCTATCAGATCGTATTTTGAAAAGGTTTTAAATCTAAGTAAACTTGGTGATAAATTCCCTGTTAATTTAGATGATGTATGGCCATTGGTTTATTCGGCTAAGGAGAAAGCTGTTAGAGCTTTAGTAAGTAGTGATCAGTTTATGCAAGGTATTGATTATGAGATTTTAGCCACAAATGGCGAAAATACGACAGTAGGAAGACCTGTAAATGTTTATATGATTTCTATATCTTGTATGGAGTATTTTATAGCTAGAAAGGTTAGATCTGTATTTAATGTTTACAGGGATGTTTTTCATAAAGTGATAAATAAAATACCATCTAGCTATTCGGAGGCTTTACGGATGTATGCTGATGAGGTGGAAGCTAGAGAAAGGGCTGAAAAAGAAGCTAAGCTTGCATTAGAGGCTAAAAGGATATCTGATAACATCATCAAAGAACAGGCTCCTATGGTTGAGTTTGCTAAGACAGCCGAAATAGCCCAAGAGACAGATATGTTGATCAGAGAGGTTCGGGAAAAGCTAGAGGCTCATGGATATGATATAGCGGAGAAGAATCTTCGAATATTGCTTGAGGATAAGAAGTTCTTCGCTAAGACTGGTAAGAGGTGGTTGCTTTCCCAAAGGATGATAGACAGCGGTTATGCTCGTTACAGATATCGTAATGATGACGAGTTCTACGGCACTAATACTGTCTATGTGACTCCTAAGGGATTTCAGTGGATCGTGTCTAAGATATCTAAAGAATGGATGCCTAGGTTCTTGGAATTGAAAGGCAGGGTTCTGAATAGATCAGATAAAGATATTTTCGCTAAACGATAAATTCCATTTTTTTTGTAATTTAGGATTGAGCTTTTGCCTGTTCGTGAGGATCGGCAAAAAGATTTGCACTTTTCGGAGAAACATAAGGTTTGTTATTATGTTGTTATTTTGGTGTCCCGTCCGCTCGTGAGAGTAGGCGGGATTTTCTATCTTTGTGTCAAAACGATTTAGTAATGGGACGATCTTGTTATGTTATAAAAAATAAGGAGGGTGGGATAGATAATGTCCTTGCCCCGAACGACCAACCATCCGGATTATACCAAAGGGCGATGGAGGTGCTGGGCGACCAGAAGCAGGCCTTATCGGTCTGGGGTACGGCCTACTCCCCCGACTTCGTGTCCTTCTTTGGCGACTGGATGTCCATGCCATCAGAATATGATCTGGATAGTAATGGGGAACCTAGGTATGATGATGTCATGTCCTTTATCAAGCGGAAGAACTATTTCGCCGGCAATTTCATGGCTGATGAGGTTAAGGATATTAATAATACTCTTACTTCCTTGGGTGTTGATAATATCAATGATCTTAATGATATGATCGTATCTAACTTCCTTTCCGGCGGTGATATATTCCTCAATAGGTACAATCTTGAGCGATCTGGGATGTATGACGCTGATGAGATTGATAATATCATGACTAACCGATCGGAGTATGAGCGGGTAAGGGATATGATGAGGAGGATTGTCGATTTTATGTCTGAGGGGAATCTTAATGAGAAGGATATGTATTTCCTGTCCTCCGAGTCAGGCCTTGGTGATGATTATATGATATATGAGGATACATATGACTCGTTAGGAAAGAGAAGGGGCTTGAATCCAATAGAGGTAAGGGGTACGATCATGAGGGCGGTAGGCGGTATCAGCGACCGCCGGGAGTTCGATCAGGCTTTCGCCTCCATCCCATACCCTTCCTTGGCACTCCGGTATCAGGAGGATCAGGATTACGCAGATCGGATGTATGACACGTATCGTAATATGACCCGTATGGAGGTTCGGAGTCAGGACGGAAATACGATTACCGACTCGTACTTCAATAGTACCACACCGTATATCAGTATGCCTAAGGATATGAAGGGTCTAAGGGATAAGGTTGGGGAGATAATCGATATGGATGATTTTAAGGACATCAATGACGTTGCCGGACGTCTGCATGACATAGCCATGGATCTTGCCGACATGGGCGTGGATATAAGCGAGGCGATCAGCGATGAGATGGTTATATCCAGACCTGAGGATATCCGTGATCTTATGGCGTCGCTGGACGTCATGTTGTCTTCCATACAGGCCGGCAATTCGGTATACGATAGCTTTATCTCCGATCTTGATAGGATAACAGGAAAAGGGAATCCGATATACGAGGTTCAGGATACTTATTCTACTGGGGATAGGATGGTGTATGTAAGGTCCGGGAATACATCTCCTTCCGATATGTATGATAGGAGCATGTTGTATATGGGTAGGAATACGTACCATAACACGGCTCCGATAACCGACACCGATCAGGCCTATGAGATGTTGGCCGATATCGGGATAGAGCGGCCCTCGTACTTGCCGGCTGGCGTGGTTCCCGCAGGGGCTTCCCGTTCCGATATTGGCGTGGTCAAGGATAATATAAAAAAGCTGGTTATGTCCAACATCTCATCCTCGAATACTGAGAACATGATCCTTACCAGATTGATATACCAGCATCCCGTAACCCCTAAGATGGATGATGTCGATATTGATCGGGAGTTCAGGAGATACGAGGCTAGGCAGGGAAAGGATCGGGATTTTATCAAATCCTGTACATCGTTGAGGAAGATCCAGATCAAGGAAAGGTTAAAAAAATCAGATTTATATAATAATGTCTTACGTTTCCTTGATTTTAATGGATTTTATAATGTATCTTTGAACCACCATGACAGAGGTACGTTAAAAAGCATGGAGATGTCGTTGCCGGAAGGTCAGGTAAGGGATATTCTGTTTGACGTGGCTATCGAGTCCGGTGACAGTAGCATGAGAAACCTTTTCTATCTGGATAGTCAGGACAGGATGATGGATGCCGGGTTTTACAGGTATCTGTACCAAAGGAATCCGGGCCTGCTCCGGGAGGTCAACGGCGGCGTCGAGGCGAGACCGGACGGTTCGTTCTTGGCTCGTGAGAGGTATGATGATTTCGTGTCATTCCAATCCGGCTTATATGAGAAGGTAGGTGAGACGGTTGATGGTGCGATATACAGGTTCGTTGATGATCTTATATACTCCGATCCATCATCATATCAAGAAAACATGGTACGAAGGATGGGTGACGTTACGGTAAGGAGTGACGATAACCGCCTGTCAAGGATAGAGGATGATCCCTCATCCAGTAAGATAGTTAATGAATACACTGCTAATACAAATAAGTTGATGCGAGATTTTTCGTGTAGTTAATCTCTCTTTGACGTCGTGAGACGTTTTCTTTCGAGCATTGAAACATTGAATTTATGGATTTGCATGAATCCGGGTCGTAGTGATACGTTCCGGATTTTTTGTCTTGTATCGGTTCTTATTAATCCCATTTACAAGACATTAAGTACTTTGATGATGACACATATCACGATCTTAGGGCTGTTAATTTTTGAACTTTGTAACGCCCGCCATCAGGTGGGGTTATTATTAATTCAAAAATAAATAGACATGGGTACAAGTGGAGACAAAATCGTTTTGTTAGACGGTATGGGTTCCGGTAGTGGAAGCGCCACTAACGGTTTATTATCTATGATTCCGGGTATGTTCGCCAATTTGATAGGCGGAAATAAGATGGATCCGAACTTGGTAGCGGCTTTGATGAACGGTCGTAACAACCAAGACGGTTTCGGCGGGGCTAACGGTTGGTGGTTGTGGATCATCGTCCTGTTCTGGTTATGGGGTGGCCGTGGCTTTGGCAATGGTTTTGGCAATGGTAATGAGTGTTGCGCTAATGGTCTTCCAGCTCAATTGAATAACGACTATGGTCGTGAGTTACTGATGCAGGCTATCTAAGGTAACAGAAGCGCTATCGATCAGATCGCTAACGCCTTGAACTGTACTACCACTCAATTGCAAAGCGCTATCTGTAACGTACAAGGCGCTATCGATAAGGTAGCTGGTCAGGTAGGTATGACCTCTCAGGCTGTTATTAACGCCGTACAGCAACAAGGTTGTGAGATCGGTAATCAAATTAGCTCTTGCTGCTGCAATTTGAGTTCTTTGATCAACCAAAGCACTTGCCAGACTCAGCAGATGATCAACAATCAAGGTTATGAGAATCGTCTTGAGACATTGAATCAGACTAACACGTTACAAAACACTATTAATCAAGGATTGACGAACAATCGTGAGCAAGCCACGAGTCGGTTCAATATCTTGAGCGCTAAGATTGATGCTCAAACAACCTTGATTAATGATAAATTCTGTCAATTGGAAATGCGTGAGATGCAGAATACGATCAATCAGTTGCGTGATGAAAGGTCGGCTTACCAAGCCTCCGCGTTGACTCAGCAACAGACTCAGAATTTGATCAACCAGTTGAGACCTACCCCTGTGCCGGCTTATCCTTCATGCTCTCCTTACCAGACTTATGGATGGGGTCAGGCATTTTATGGAGGTAATTGCGGATGTGGGTGCAACAATGGATGCTGCAACAACGGAAACGCCGCTATTTAACTCTATAAAGGAAGGAGGCTATTATGGCTTGTGTTTCTAAAATAGGGTCTCTTTATGAGTTGGTTACGAAGAACGTGGTAGTGACTACTACCAACACCGTCTTCGGCATCAACCCAAGGATATGGCTGTCCTTGCCATGCGAGGGCCTTCTGCTGCTGAAAATCCGGCAGGTGGTTCCGACAACAGGCGAGACATTGCCAGTACAGATAGCTGTCCCAGCGAACAGCACCGTATCCACGGTAGGTGATGACACATGCTGCCCGGTAACCGGCGTGGCTGTGGTGAATTCGATCAACGTGGCTGTGACCGGAGCGGCTATGGTTAACAACACCGAACGCCTTGTTTATTTCAACAAGGTAAGGGGTGTATTGAGGCTCATGGATTGCTGTGTGCCTACAACCGCCGCATCAGCGTCGGAGACGACTGTTGATGAGGAATAGGTTAGATTGGATGTCTAATGGGAGGGTATTCCCTCCCGCTTAAAAATCGAGATATGTTTAGAGACTTAAAGAAAGGATTTCAAGTATATACGCTGGATACGTCCGATGTTCCGGTGTTCAGGATGGGGAATGTGGTTAACGTGTCCGAGCCTAGGTTCCAGCAACCCCAGATGGGTCAGATGGGGCAATATCAGCAACTACAGGATAGGGTGATAGACCTTACCGTGGAGATAAACGGGTCTTCCATGACCTATGTCGTACCGGAGAGCAGGGATGTCGCTATGTCCAATAACATAACTTTGGCCTGCTCGGTCGATCCGATCATGAACCAGCTTAACGCCGCTAAGAGAACCAGCTCCGATATTCTCGATAGTATCGATAAGCATAGGAGGACACTAGAGGCTTGTGATTCGATCCTTGAGGAAATCAATCCGGCTTTTAAGCAGACTAAGGATCAAGACCGGAAGATCAAGAATCTTGAGGAGAAAGTCGATAGGATGGGATCCTCTTTCGATGAGCTAAAAGAGTTGTTAATTAAAAAATTAGGTTAAGATGAGAGTTATAGATTTAGGCGGCGGTCACGAAGAGGACTACAATGACGAGATCTACGATCGTAGAGGCGGCCGTGGACGTAGCAGACGTTCGGATGGGACTTACATGGGTTATGGTGGTGGAATATACGACCACTATGGCAAGGAGCATGACGGCAGAATGGATGAGCTAGAACGCCGTGAGCGTGATCTTGAAAGACGCGAGAGGGAGCTGGAACGTGACGAGCGTGAGCTTGAGAAACGCGAGAGACTCCATGAACGTGAGGACGAGATGTATCGCAGGGGATGGTTCGGTGAGCGTGGCATCCGTGACGAGTTCGATGGTACCGAGCCGTATATGCGCAGGGGACGCAGGAGTCGTTACTACTGAGGAGCAGACGCCGATGACCCGGATTATAAGCGGTATATAGACACCCATGGATATCACTTTTCCAAGGAGCTGGCTAGGGAAGCCGCTGACAAGATGCTTAACGCCGACGGGTCCAAGAGAAGATGGACGATGGAGGACGCTAAGCAGATGTTCGATAAATGCGGGGCCAAGAAACCTGATAACGCCACTTGGGGAGATATCCAATACCTGTTCGCTATGTTCTATAGCGACTACTTTCCTAAGGTATTGGATTGCGACCAGAAAATAGTCAAGGCTGTCTTGGCTTATCTGGAAGACCCTGACGCCCCGGAAGGGACGGCGTTCGTAAGGTATCTGGCGGTGCGGTGCTTCGTCGGTGACACAATCAAATGGAGTGATATGATTTAGTTTGATACAACGTTGGAGAACCCTGTCGGCAATAGAATACCGATAGGGTTTCTTTTTGACCGTAGCCTTATTATGATTACATTTGTTCGAGGTAGATCTTTTGTTCATAGGAAGGGTGGGCGGGAATGAAAAAAGGCATCCTCACGGACACCCTTCCCCTTTGGTTGAAAATCACTTAAAACATTATGAGTTACTACACTGCAAATATAGATAAATAAACATAAATAGCAATGGCTAAAGGACATTATTGGATAGAGCCTGTGGATCAGACGTTAAACGATTTTCAGTTTTATAAGGCCCGTATCGTAGGCGATCCTGAATATGACGAGAAACATCATCGAGTTATATTGAGGACTGATAAGTATTTCCCCGTTGGGAGTATCTTTCATGTCCTTAATGATAAGGAGATGTTTGTTATTGAACGGAAATTCAAAATCTGGGGCAATAAATATGTCATAAGACCTTGTGAGGGTGAATGGGAATGGGAGTCTGTTCAGAAACTTAAAGACAAGGCTATTATATTCCGTGCCGGGTTCCTGCATGGGAACGGCAGCTTCTAACACCTGCCCGTATCTACCCCCCCCTCG